TTATACCAATTTCATCACCGACAACTGTGGTATAAAATACACCACATAATTATCTACCTGCTTGCATATCCCGTACTTATTCCGGTAACATTCAATGCATTCTTCCAGAAATTCTTCTGTCACTTCCAGATATTCTGCAATTTCAAACCGGTTCTGGCAGCCATGCTCAAAGGCTCGTACCAGTCCGATCAGACCGATCTGCTTGTTGTATGCCCAGAGCCTTGCCTGACGTTCCTGTTTTCGGTTGGCAGCAGATGTCAAGTCAAGAATATTGCCAACGGAAGTGTAGTGGTGTCCGAGTTCTTCAGCAAGAACACAGGATTTTTCTGCGGTAGTGCCAACAGATGTATTGATAGCAATATTTCCATTGATGTAAAATCCTTTTAAATTATCTTCACCAAGATAGTAATCATGAATCTTCACATTACTATCAAAGGCTTCTTGTTCTAAGTGTTCTAATTTATTCAAACTTTATCCCTCCCAGCATTAAGTGCAGCATAAGAGCTGTTCTGTTTATGGGATTTGCTTTGTATCTTCCTGTTTTACAAATTTGGCAAAAGATTCTATACGGCTCCATTGTTCTTTGGTGAAATCTTTGCCATCGAGATGAGCTGCCATAGTAATAGGCTTGGAGCTTTCCCATCCCATCAGATAAGCTGGCGATACGCTAAGTGCGTCAGCAATTTCTTCTAATTTGTCTACAGGCATGTTTTTTATATATCCAGTTTCGTATCTTTGAAGCGTAGATTTACTGATGCCAACTTTTTCGGATAAAGTCTGATATGACATATTAAGCTCTTCGCGTCTGGTTTTCATTCGTTTCATTATATCTTGCATTTTTTCACTTATTTCTTTTTCGCTCATATTGCTACCTCCGTATAATGCCATTATAAACTATTTTTTCATATTTGCAACATATATTTAAAAAACGTTAAAGAAATGTTGCATATATGGGTTGACAGCCTTATGGAAAAGGTGTAGTATACAAATATCCCAAATATGCAACGAAAGGAAGTGGAGAAATGTCATTTGATAAATTAAAGGGGAAGATGGCAGAAGCGCATGTTTCACAGGCTAAATTATCAGGATATCTTGGTATTACTGTGCAATCTCTGAATGCAAAGTTAAATGGGAGAACACAATTTACATTGGAAGAGGCTGTTAAGATTACTGAATTTTTAAATCTGAAAGATCCTGTAGATATTTTTTTTGCTCCGAGCGTCCCAAAAATGCAACACAGTAATGAGAGTGGTGAGTAGAAAAAATGAGGTGATGGAAGAGAATGAACATTTGCGAAGCAACAAAGAAAGCACTGGAAGAAAACAAGTGTATAAGAGAGAAACCTTATAAGGTAAAAGTAAAACCTATAAAGGGAGATGTCGGGACAATAATGGGACTGGATGGGAGCCATCCTGTTAAAGGATGGCAGCCAACAGCCAGAGAATTGGTTTCTGAGTCGTGGGAAGTTATGGAATAAATTGAGCCAGAAAATTTACGACATTAAGAAGAGTTTCCTTTTTCTGGTTTTCCATGGTGACGATAGCTTTATCAGTAAGAGAGGAATCATAAATAAAATCACTGGCATGATGATTATCAAGATAACCATTGCGCCCTAATTCGCACATACAATCATCGACATCAGAAACGGACCAATCAGGGAAAAGCAATTTCTGAACAGATTCAGATGAATCAAATTCTTTTGAAGCACTGCGGGAAAGACCGTTAGAACGGCGTAGACAATATTCTTTGTATAGGTGATAAAGAACGGTTTTTGACTCTTTTGTGAGCATAAGGGATCTCCTTTCTCTAGTACTCGGCACGGCAATGCCTGTATTTAAAAGTATAGGAGGAAATCGAATTATTTGCAACAGATGAAAGTAGTGAGTAGAAAAGTGAGGTGAGGAAAGGTGAATATTTGTATTTTACTGGCATTGGTTTACATCATAGGGGGCGTTGGTATTTTGATAATGAAAAAGCTGCAACCAGAAGACAAGATATATCCTGTATGGGTTGCAGCCATATGCGTTATTCTTACATGCTTTGTAGTATGGCACGTATCTTAGGTGCTATTTTATTCAATCCTGAATTTGCTGAGTCCCAGCGCTCTTCATATATTTCTGTATGCAGGGATTCGAGATCAGCTATAAGGTTTTCAGGAAAATATATTAGTGCAAGAGCGTAGATTTTTCCATATTCTTGAATGTTTTCTCTTGTGGGATGAGCTATGCATTTGCCGGTGCAACGTAAATAATCTTCATAAACACCTCGCCGGTAGAAAAAGGATGACTCCTTTTCTTTTTGTTGATATTCAAGATCCTTTAATTTCAATTGATATCGGTTGTTAATAAGAGTGGTTGCTATTGGCGAAATAATAGCACAAACGGCGAGGATAACGCTTATTGAAATTGTTAAGTCGATTTCAGGCATGGAGAAACTCCTTTCATAAAACTCGGCATGGCAGTGCCTGTGTTTAAAAGTATAGGAGAAAACCGAATTATTTGCAACAGATGAAAACAGTGAGTAGAAAAGTGGGGTGAGGAAAATAAAAACATCTGAAATTATTATGACGGTAATTGTTTGTGTGTTTGCAATTGCTGGTATAGCAATAACACAAAAATTAGAGCCACACAACAAGATATACACTGCGTGGATTGGATCTGCCGTAGCTGTGTATATGTTTTTGGCGGCTCTTAAGCTTATTTCGTAGGTTCAAACAAAAAAGACGGTTTGGTTTCTTCCAGATCCTTTTGCAGAATCAAACACACGGAAATCAATTTGGCATTGTATTCTGATAAGTTATTTTCGGAGATGCCGGAAGTAGTAAAGTTTGAGCCAACATAATCAATGAAACCAAGCAACCCTTTTCGACTTTCATCATTGCAATAAAGAAGCGCATTATTTGCACTGGCAGTAACAGCAGCGAGAGAAGAAAAATAACTGGAGTTTGATATATAGTCATTCGCAGCTTTGATAAAATCGGCAAAAACTTTTTTCTTATCAGAATAGTAAGTGTTTAGCTGAATCGATTCAGCTTGCTGTAAAAGCTCCAATTTTCGGATTTGCTGATCATGCGCTAAGTTATCTTCATGGATTTTTGATTGATGTTTGTTATTAACAAGTGCAATTCCAACTGATGAAATAATGGAGCTTATTGATAAAATTCCGGCAATTGTTAAATCTAAATTGAATGTCATGGAAAGCCTCCTTTCACAAATACTCGGCAGGGGCAGTGCCTGTATTTAAAAGTATAGGAGAAACAAAAATTATTTGCAACAGATGAAAGCGGCGAGTAGAAAAGTGAGGTGAGAGTAGATGAAAGCAAAAATTGTAAAAGTAATCAGAACAGACACTGTAGAGGGAAAAGGAACAGAAGAAAGTCCAGTATGCAGCGTGAGAAGATACTGGACTTTAGAAGGAGAACTGATTTCAGAGCAAATATTGATGGGAGAAAAAGATCCTAAGGAGTAACTAATTTTAAAGCAGCTTCGTATGCCAAATCAGCATCTATAAATGTAATAAAGGCATCGGCAAAGGCTTTTAATTCCTTAAGCGTGTAGTCGGGATGCTGTCGTACATAGTGGGTTTCATCGTTGCCGAGCCAGGTTGCAGCACGGGCGAGAGTGGTAAGACGATCATCTTTAATGTAATTTGAGATACATGCGCCAAGAGTTGCTTTGAGGATAGCGTCCTTGGAATTCGGAGATTTATGAATGGTATAGTCTTTAACTAAAAATTCAATGGCTTTGCGATAACCAATACCACAAATTTGATCTAATCCCAGCGACTCAGCGAGAGCAGCTTGCGTATAAATAGATACAAAATCAGGGGAAAGCGAAGTAATCGCTTCGGAAAAATTCTGTTCACAGGATTTGACGGGAGAACTTGATGCGTAAATAAAACCATCTCCGTTTTCTTCGTCGAATGGGTGTTTGGAAATAAAACATTCATCACAATTTTGACAGTGATTGAAAGTATAAACAATGTCCTCTTCCGTATCATCGTGATCAACACATACTGCATAAAGAAGATCTGGAAAAAGAGAAACCCCACAGCAAGGGCAGGAAGAAGATAATTCGACATTTTCCCTACGTTTTTGAGAGTCGCTTAAATAAGTTGTGTTTATAAGATATTTCATACTGCATTGTCCTTTCGCTATTTTTTAGAAAATTATACCAGACAAGAGCGGGACAAATCAACAAGTACAACCAGCACCGCATAAACTTCAATAGAAAGTAGGTGGTAAGCATGAAACCTGATATCGAAAAAATCATACAAGTGATGATTTCTTTATTGGAAGAACAGGAAAAAGTGAAAATTACATATACCATTGAGAAAACCGCGTAAGCGGTACCAGTTGGACAAGCAAAGGAGGGATAAGAGATGTTTTACAAGATCGCAAAGACACTCAGCGTAACGGCAAGCATTACCGGAATCTTGATGATGGCTGGTGCATGCTCAGTGAAAAGTCAGGAGCTGTTTTACTTATATGCAGCACTTGGAATCACAACATTTACTACCGGAGCATTTGCACTGGAATATTTCCGGATACGGGAATGGCAGTACCGGAAAAGGAAAATAAGGGAGGCGAGGGAACATGCCAGAAGAAAAGCAGCGTAAGAGCATCCGAGTAGGAGAGATCGACAAGATGATCGAAACACTTGAATCTCTGGAAAGAGTAGACAAGACTGCGGATTACCACAAACGGATGGCGATCGCATATCTGAAGAATTTTGCAGATTGCCTGGATGATAAAGGTGTAAAGACAATAAAAGTGCAAGGATAAAGGAGGACAAGAAGTGAAAACAGTAAAAGTAACACCGGATAACATTATTTCAGTAATTGATGTAGATTTTGATAATTTCCGTGATCTGCAGAAAGCAGTCGGCGGACATTTTGAAACTGTAAGCACAAAAACCCTGTATGAGACATTTAAAATGCCGATGATCATGCTGGTTGATGAAGACGGGATAATGAAACAGAAAGAAGTAAATCGTCTGGGAAGCTATTTCTACGACGCAGATAGACACGGATGGCCAATCTTAGGAGATGTTGTATTTGCAATCGCAGCCGGAGAGGATATCGAGGCACCATCAGATGCAGAAGCATTAAAGATATTCCTGAAAATGAATTTTTCATATTTAAAAGAAGAATAAAAAACGCTTGCGAAAAGAAATATCGCAAGCGCCGCAACCATAAAGGTACACGAATAATCTAAGCACTTATAGTGTACCTTTTAGCGGCTGGAAAGTCAAGTATTTACAGGGCGACCGCCCTTTTTAATAACTTGATAAGACTATTAAAGTTATGAGGACACGCTATGAGAATCAGACGAGTGACATATGATTTGGGAAACGTAATAGAGAGACAGGAATATCTGGACGGAAGGTATGGAGCACCGGGAGAGAAGAGAGCCAAAAAGAAGAAAGCCACACCGGAGGAAGTGGAGCAGGTCAACCAATGGACCAGAGAGAGGAAAGCCAGACACAGACTCCGGATGTATTTCAAGGTCAATGACTACTTTTTTACCTTAACATATCCAAAAGAAGAACGTCCGCCAGACATGAAGCAGGCAAAACAGGACTTTAAAGAGTTTTACCTATTCTGCAAGAAGGAATACAAGAAAAGAGGACAGGAGCTCCGCTGGATCCGCAATATCGAATGCACTCCATCCGGCAACTGGCACATCCACGTAGTCCTGAACCGAATCCCGGATACCGATCTGATCATAGCTGAAGCGTGGAAGCATGGGAAAGTTCGGAATAAGCAGTTACTCTATGAAAAGGGAGAGTTCCGGAAGCTGGCGCAATATGTTACCAAAAACGAGAAAACCCAGAAAAAATACGTGGATGAGGGCGTACTGGATCATGAGATTGCAGAAGCCAATTTTTCTACGTCTCGGAACATGCCGCTTCCAGAACCCAAAACAAAGATTTTATACCGGTGGCCGAAAGAACCAAAACCGCCGAAGGGATATTACATAGTAAAGGATTCTTTTTACGAAGGGATCAACAAAGCAACCGGATTCCCGTACAGACACTACGAAATGATCCGGATAAGGAGAGAAGATGAAGATAGAACTATACACAGAGGTAAACTTCCGGGGACCAACCGCAAAAAACGGAAAGTGCATCGCTCTGGTGGAGTGCGAGACTAAGAAAGGACCGGCAGTGAAAGCACAGATCGAGACCGAACAGAACACGACCTACCACAGAATGAGCATGATCGCTATCCTTGTCGGCCTGAGAATGCTCCGACCGTGTGAAGTGACTGTCTACACGCCGGATCAGTTCCTGGTCACAACCATAAACGAAGGAAATATGGACAAATGGAAACGGGAAGAGTGGCGCAGACCACATGGAAAAGAGATCAAGAACAAAGAACTCTGGCAGGAGCTGTATGAGCAGACACAAAAACACCGTGTAACCCTTGAATTTTCCGAGTCTACACGGTATTCCGATAGACTACAGTCCAAAATGAGATAAAAACAGGAGAAAACCTTGAAAACACCGAGAAAGAGAGGAATTTGAAATGACAACCAGTGGAATCACGAATATCAATGCCAAGCTGATTCACCAGCATCCGGATAACCCACGAAAAGACCTGGGCGATTTATCAGAGCTGAGTGAGTCAATAAAGAAGAAAGGAATTATGCAGAATCTTACGGTAATTCCGGGATATTGGGATGAAAACCGGGTGCACCACGATGAAGGATACACGCTGATCATCGGGCACCGCCGGTTCGCCGCCGGAAAAATGGCAGGCGTAACTATGTATCCATGCCGGATTGTAGAGGACATGAGCTATAAAGACCAGGTCGGAACCATGTTGGAAGAGAATATGCAGCGCATCGACCTGACACCATTGGAACAGGCAGAAGGCTTCCAGATGATGTTAGATCTTGGAGATACGGAAGAACAGATTGCAGAGAAGACCGGATTCTCCAGGACAACCGTGCGCCGGAGGCTGGAGATCGCGAAGCTTGACCGGGATCTGGTGAAGGAAAAGACGGATGAGAACGGGGCATATCAGCTAAATCTAAAAGACCTTGCCCAACTGTCGAGAATCGAGGATGTTGAAACCAGAAACCGAATCTTAAAAGATGCAACAGACTCCAGACAGATTCAGTGGAAAGTAGAAACAGAGATTAAAAACAGGGAGAAGGAGAAGAATAAGAAGATTATAATCGAGCTCTTGGAGGCAGCAGGAATAAAGAAAGCCACAAAGGAGATAGAGAGAAAACGCTATACCGAAGAGGTAAAAGATAAAAAGAGTATTCCACTGGATAAAGAGCCACCAAAGAGAATCAATATCCGCGGAAAAGAACTGTATTATCTGGATGGTTGGAATGGGATTGATGTAGTGGAAAAACTCCCGAAATCAGAAAAGGTTGAAACAGAATGGGACAGGCAGAGAAAAAAGATAAAGCAGTTGAAAGCTTTACAGAAAAAAATGAATGAAAGAAAAAAAGAATTCATCCGGACAATAGCGGACGGAAAAATCGAACTGCTAAAAGACGAGGAACGCCAGAAAATCATTGAAAAGATGATTCGGAACATGATGGAGAAGTCCTGTTGGTTAGGAAATGGAATGGTTCTAAAATTTTTTACCGGGAAAAGCCTGTATGATGCAGATGAGAAAGAAAAGGAAGAAGCAGAAGAAAAAATACAAACACTGGATACGCAGGTGTTGCTCCTGATTGCAATGAACAACATGATGGATGATTATACCGGGGATTTAGTAGAGTATTCCGGAGAATACAAAGAGGATGCCGGAAAGAGATACCAGGAATGCTTCAAAATCTTAATGCGTTATGGCTGGAGTTATGAAAGAGAAGAGGCGGATTTGGTTTACGGCAACCATGAGCTATACAAAAAGGAGTCCTAAGATGGAGCAGTTAAGTGTAGAAGACTGGAAACCGGATGCCTGCCCGAAAAATATAACCGTAGAAGAATATCTGGCCACATTTCCCAAAATAAAATTAACCCGCCGGGAATATCTCCAGACAATTCCATTGTATCATGCGGCTCTGTACCTTGCAGAGACAACCCAAAAAGTACACAGTTCACAGGAATGGTATCTGTATTTAAACGAAAAAGTAGATCAAAACGGGGAGGTGTTATCTGGTGAATATGATGTTTCCGAAACCAACCAAGAAGAAACGTAAGAAGCACAAAAAAAGCATTATGCAGCCAAAAGGCGATCGTCGGTGCTATCTGTGTATGTTACTGGATGGAGATTTTACATACAAGCCATATCTGGAAGAGCATCATGTTTTGTTTGGTAACACCCATGCATTTGCAGAGGCGGAAGGGTTAAAAGTAAATCTCTGCCTGGAACATCACCGGAACGGACCGGCAGCAGTCCATAACAATGCCAAGAACGCGCGGATCCTGATGGCGAAAGCCCAGGAAGTGTACGAAAGAACCCATACAAGGGAAGAATGGATGAAAAACGCCGGAAAGAATTATTTATAGGCACCACAGGAAGTTAATATATCACAATTTCGCAGAGTGCATGGCTGCCCGGTGCGGCAGCCAGAAAGGAGCGACATGAAGAAAGAGCTGTTTGAGCTTAAAAGAAACATGAGGATAGAATTATGCAACATCACTAAGATAACAGGATATATCGTAGACAATAACAGGGACTGTCGGTTGGAGTTTACAAAGACATTTTTAAATATTCCGGAAACAGAGCAGTTCAAATATTTGGATATTTTCGAAAAGGTCTTATCTGGAAAGCCGGGAAAAAATATGTTCCAGTTGGATTTTCTGGACAAAGAAAGAGCCAGATATTTAAATGCCATTGCAAATACAGAGCTGAAGGACGATGAAGTGCGTCAGATCTTCTTGGAAGAAATTGCAGAGTCCATAGATGTATCGAACAAAACATACACCTTAATCCTGATCGCCAGCGGAATCTATGATATCCCGAAGATTGCCACAGATGGAACTGATCTGTATGAAAGCGAAGAGGTTTACCGGTATATGATTGGTTGCTTATGTCCGGTAGGATTATCGGCAGCAGGATTATCCTATGCACCGGAGCTGACAGACGTTCAGGAACGGACAAGGGACTGGGTGGTAAGCATGCCGACGCAGGGATTTTTATATCCAGCATTCACAGACCGTCACAGTGATCTGGATCATGTCTGGTACTATAGCAAACGTCCGAACGATCCGGACAAAGGATTGATCACACAGACCTTATGGTGTAAATTACCGTCTACGCCGGAAGAACAGAAAAAAGCATTTAGGGAAAGCTTAAATGCAGTGAACGGAAAAGTGAGCCTGGAGCAGGCGAAAGATCTGTATCATTCACTTGGAAGAATCAAGGATATTAAATCGGATTCAGAAGATAGAAGGCTGAAAGCAAGCGAGATAGAGAATGTCTTGAAAAACATTGGGATTGATCCGGAGGCGGCAGCAGAAAGTGCCAAAGGCTGCAATATTGCCGAGATTGACACAGAGAACACCGTAAATACGAAGAGATTTGAAATCGGACTTCCGGATGCGCATGTGACCGTAAATGCTGATCGGACGGATCTGGTATCAACCAGAGTGATTGATGGTGAAGAATACATCCTGATCAAAGCAGACGGCGGTATCTGTGCAAATGGAATCATTTTAGAGAACCGGGAGAGGGAGAAAGATGAAGAGGAAGATGACTAAACCCGGCAATATGCGGGCGTTCATATACTCGGTAAGTAAGAAAATGCGCAAGGTAAGACGGAAAGGAACAAAAAAATGAAAGTTGGAGACAAAGTACAGTTAAGGCGCAGGATCTCCCAGAAGGGAGGTAAAACCAGACTCGCCACGGAAAAGGTCACGATCCTTGGAATCTATCCGCATCATATACAGGTCAGAAACCAGAAAGGGATTGTGAGGAGCTATATAAACTGGGAGTGGCAGCAGTTGACCAGCAAAGAAGGAATGGAAGGCGTAGAATCATGGCGCAGGAAGGGGTAAATAATGACTGAAAAAGAAGTATGCCTGATGTGCGAAAACTATTCTGAAGACACAAAATGTGATCAGCATGATAGCTGTAAGCTCATGGCGGTGCTAAAAGAGAATCGGGCACTAAAGAAAAAAGTAAGCCAGTTGAAACGCCAATTGGATGAATCAGAACTGAAACGATCATACATGGTAAATCCAAGTGCAATTGGATACCGTAATGATATGGGGTGGTAAAGGAGAAAAAAATGGGAAAATTGTCAAGAAGAGATATGGAAGAGTTAAGAGAAGCCTGCAGCTACGATTGCGGATATACCGATACAGAAGAGGTTGTAAAAGATATCACAGCGCAGGTTCTTGAAGAATTGGATTCGGATACAACATATGGAGATGAGGTTGGGCTGGTAGACAGCGACAGAGGAGAAGAATTTACAACACTGGATGACTTTGTGAGAATCTTCTGGGATAAGGCAGTAGAAAAGATCCTGAATGTTGTAGAGACACAGGAGAGGTAAGAATATGGAAAACAGAGAATTAAAAGAATATCTTGCAGAATTTGCCGATAATGCACCAGTGAGCATTATTATGGCAAACCCAAAAAAAGAAAGCTATATATTCCGGAAGAACTTTTTATGTTAAGAGATGAAAAAATAGGACAACCGGTGCTTTGCATCCAGATCGCAGAAGAAAGAGAGATGAAGGAGGATGAAATAAAAGCAGCTGAAGAAGATGAAAAGAGGGAAAAGTAAGAGATTAAATTTCCGAAACTTTTATTTTTCAATTTCCAAAAGAAGAGGAGGCTGAAGATGAATAATCAACAAGCAATAGATAGATTAGTGAAACATCTTGAATGGGGCTGGACTGAGGAAACAGTAGAAGCCATTGAAATGGGGATACATGCACTAAAAGAAACACAGTGGATTCCATGCAGTGAGAAGATGCCGGAGGATAATACGGATGTAATTGTATGCTTTTACAGCGGAACAGTAACAGAGATGAGATATTGGGGAAATGGAATCTTTCAAGGAATCTATGAACACACGGCAAAAACAATTGTTGCCTGGATGCCGTTGCCGGAACCTTATAAAGGAGAATGATATGAGCGAATTAAAACCATGTCCTAGATGTGGAACGAAAGCATATCTTTCAAGAGATGTAGTAGACGGATTTTATTTCGGATGGTCGGCTGGCTGTCCGAGATACTGCCACTACGATGGAATACATGGAACAACAATAGATACGTCCGAGGAAGATTGCTATGCGGTACACGGAGCGAATTCCAAAGAGGAAGCTATTGAGATATGGAATAACCGTGTTGAGCATCTGAAAGAACTCGATCAACAGAAAGGTTGCAAGAAAATCTTCGAAGAAATGCAAAAGAATCAGTTGAGATAAAGGAGAAAAAGATGGAAATTAAAGAAGCTATGGAGATATTGGAGAAAGACATACATACAGAAGTTCCGAAAGCAGCTATCAGTGCAAGAAAGCATGATGCAGCTGTGCGAATGGCTCTCGTTGCGTTGGAAAAGCAGATTCCAGTAAAGCCGATTATCTTAGACCAACTGAACGGAGATATCGACTACGAATGCCCTATGTGTGGCAAACAGGTAATGTCGGATGCGGAAAGCAGAAACAACTATTGTGGCGAATGTGGTTGTAAATTTGATTGGAGTGAAATTGATGAGACTGATTGATGCGGATGAATTTCAAAAACAGATAGCAGGAATGGCAATCCTGAACAATTATCCACCAAACAAAGCTAATGCACTTTGCGAATTGGTAGATAACCAGCCGACAGCATTTGACGTGGAGAATGTTGTCTCTAACTTAGAGCAGCTAACTTGATGGAGCTTGTGAGTACTGCGGATATTGCGAATGTCTCAATGAGTGCTGGGATGGAGATATGAGTGAAGAGCACGCTATCAATATGGCAATTGAAATAGTGAAGCGAGGTGGACTGGATGAAAGTTAAGATCGAAGACTTCTTACTGACAATGGGAGAATATTGCAAAGAACATGATGTTGAAGAGTGTTTACAGGGAAAATGCGGGCTAAGTGTAGACCATGATGATCTCGGAAATGGTGATGAATACAATGGATGCATCATGTTTGGATGCAATCATCCGAAGTATGCAAAGATGATAAAAAAAGAAATTCTGAAGTACATGAAAGAAAGGCGGAAGCACAGATGAAAAGAGAAATATTATTTAAGGCAAAGCATATCCATGCGCTACCGGAAAATGAATGGATGGAGGGAAAATGGGTAGAGGGATTTCTTTCTGGTGAAGATTACATAAACGATGGGACTTATGAATACATGATTGATCCGGATACGATCTGCCAGTACACTGGACTCATGGATAAGAATGGAAAGAAGATCTGGGAGAATGATATCCTTATGTGCCATGATAATCCGGTTGATCTTGTAAAAGCAGTATTCGGAGAGTTTAACGTCATAGAAGTGGAAAGCGAAGAAGTAATAGACAGTGTAATTGGATGGCACTACGAAACGATTCCGACGGATGCTCTGAGCAAATGCGAACCGTTTTGCTATTCAATGCCATTAACGGAAGATAATGTAAAAAGGTGTAAGATGAAGGTTATCGGGAATATTTGGGATAAATCGGAGGATGCAAAACCGAAGGAAACCGATAATATTATTTATCATGATTTCATGAAGAAAGGCAGAGAATAATGAGTAACGGATGGATTCCAACAACAGAAAGACTCCCAGATCAACGGGAGTTCATAGAATCATATGTCAGAAGTGCATATGCAGCGGAGTTTCTGGTTACGATCGAGGGAGCAGATAAGGCAACAACATTGTATTATTCCCAGACAGGTGTCTGGTTCGATGAACAGGGAGAACCGTATAAGGTTGTGGCGTGGATGCCGATTCCGGAAAGGTATAAGGGATAATGGAAGATAAATATACAAAGACACTTGCATGGATAATTACAACAGTTGCAGTAATTATTGCAATGAAATGGACGGGATCAGCGTGGTGCTTATGGGCGCTGTTCATTCCGGCAATGATAGAGTAGCAGAGAAGGTGATGAAACATTGTATAAAAACCAGGAAGGATATCGTGATCCGACAGCAGGCAAAGCCATCCAGGATGCAAGCCGCATCCCACATCACGTAAAGGAAGCACATAAAGCATTAAAGGATATAGCAAGTCTGCTTGGATTCGAGGTCTTAGTATTAAGAGACAGGAAGACAGGGAGGGTATACCGATGGAAACAGTGAAAGAAGAGAACGAGAAGAAAAAGGAATACCTGAAACAGTACGGCAAAGCATTACGCCAGGAGAAGCGGATCGAGGAAGAGCTGGAACGCTTAAAGCTGGATAGGATGCTTCCGGGAGCACTGGCAGCAGATGGACTGCCAAAAAGCAGCAACCTTTCTGATCTGTCGGATTATGCAGCAGAAGTGGACGAACAGGAACGGAAACTGGTGGAACAGAGAAAGAAAAGAGTTAGGATCCGGACTGAAATCAGGGAAAGAATTGAGCAGATGGAAGACGAGACAGAGAAAGATATCCTGACTTATCATTACATAGATCTTATGAGATGGAAAGAAATCTGTGCAAGAACCGGGTATTGCTGGCAGTATGTGCATAAAAAGCATTCAGATGCATTGAAAAAATTTAAATATGCGATAGAATGCGACACTCAACCTGTGATATAGTATATGCAGGTAAAGAATTGAAACGGGGTAGCAGTCGAAAGATTGTTGCCTTTTTCTTTGCCGTAAATTCTGGAAAGAGGTTTGGCAGTTTACTCTGGAAAGAATTTATTCATACGTCAGTACATTTGTTTGTTGCAATTACTTTTTTAGAACTCCTTATTACAGATACAGAAACCGTCAGAGGAAAGAAACCATGGATAGAGAAGAGATAATTGATAAACATAAATGCCTATTGGACAAGATGAAAGAAGATAGAATATTTTCAATATGCTTTGAAAACAATGCAGTTTATCTGAATGAACAGTGTGATGATTATTTTTCTCACCAACTCACAAAAGAAGACTGCTTGGAATTATCAAGCCTTTTTGGTGAGCTTGCAACTGTAATGAATAGAAGGTAGAGATGAATGGCAAAAGAATTTGCAAGAGCGTTCTACAATTCAAAGAGATGGAAGGATTGCAGAAGAGCATACATAGCAAAGAGAATATCGATTGACGGCGGAATGTGTGAGACCTGTCATGAAGTACCAGGATACATCGTACATCACAAGATAGAACTGACGCCGGACAACATCAGTGACTTGGACATTGCGTTAGGATTTAATAATCTAAAGTATGACTGCCATATCTGCCATCAAAAAGAAAATATGAAAGATGGACCGGCGGACGGTCTTGTGAAATATGAATTTGATAGCGAGGGGGAAATGGTCGTACTCCCCCCCTGAAAAATAATTTGTAAAAAATCACGGCTGACCACAGTCCTACCTCCATGCAACACGCAGGTCGCGCGCGTGAGGGGGTGTAGGTAATGGTGAAAAAAATAAACGAAAAAAGGAAGGAGAAACCTGGAAAAGTGGCGAAATACGAGGGGAAAACCAAAGAACAGATTATTGCGGCCGAGAAAAGAAAACTTGGCGGAATCTATAAAAAGCTTGATGAAAAAACGAAAAAAGCGACAGAAAATCTCGTAGAAGAGGCTGCTTTCATGGGCGCTTCTCTACATGAATTGCGACAAAAGATTGCCGAAAAAGGTTACACAGAAGAATACCAGAATGGTGCGAACCAGAAAGGCGTCAAGAAGTCTGCAGAAGTTGAAATATATAATACAATGATCAAAAACTATATGGCTGTCATAAAGCAGCTGACGGATTTGGTACCGAAAGAGCAGGTGGCGACCAAGACAAATGATGGATTTGAGGATTTTGTAAATGGCAGGGATGATTAGATACCCTGAGGAATACAATCCAGTTCTGGAATACTGGGAAAAGATCCAGAACAAAGAAATTATTGTATCGAATAAGGTGTATCGGACTTACAAGAAAGTTGTTTATGATATTCAAAACCCAGGAGAATATTATTACAGTCCTAAGCGAGCAAATCATGTGATCGAGTTTGCTGAAAATTACTGCAGACATTCCAAAGGAAAATTTGGCGGGAAAAGAGTTTTGCTTGAATTGTGGGAAAAAGCTTATCTCGCAACAGTGTTTGGATTTATTGATATTGAGGGCAATCGGAAATACCGGGAATCGATCTTGATTGTGGGAAAGAAAAACGGAAAATCTCTTCTGGCATCTGTAGTTGGTCTTTATATGCTTACTGCTGATGGAGAAATGGGACCGGAAGTATATGCGGTTGCCACTAAGAAAGATCAGAGTAAGATTATCTGGCTGGAATCAAAAAGAATATACCATCTTGAGGAACTGTAAAAGTATGCTTGTAATTCGTAGCATCATAATTATGCACAAGTCCTATGTTGTCAAGAATCTTTTTGCTGAAATCAGTTCCTTGAAATTCCGAGTTGCTTGGTGCGATATTGTATGCACCATTATTCATGTACACAGCCGTTTTTACTAAATTGCTATTTAGTTCAGAATCCCTCTAAAAAGAAGAAAGGGGCAAACAGAAAAATGAAAATCACATTCAATGATGGTCAGGAACTGCAGATCCAGCAGGTCGCTGAACAGACGGATGGTGCACTTCTGATCAAGACGATTTCGGCGGAAGAAGAACAGCTGAAAACATTGTTCTCTGATGCAGTGGCAACCAAGAGAATGTCCGTAAGTGAACGGGATGCAGATACTGTCACATATGAAAACTACACGAAGCTTGATGCAATCGTGAAGTACACAGCCGGTATTCTTGGTGTAATGATGTACCAGGAAGGAGAAGATCCGGACAGCCGGATAGCAGCTCTGGAGGCACGACTTAAAGAGGCGGAAGAGAAAAATGCGGACTTGCAGACAAGAGTTGGAAAAGCAGAAGAGGAAAATGAAATGCTCAAAGGATGCATTTTGGAAATGTCTGAGACAGTATATCAGTAAAACGATAATCTTATTAACTATTTTATTCATATTATTACAAATTTCAGGAGGAAAAGAAATGATGGCAATGTTATGGGCACAGCAGATTATGTTAGGAAAGAAAACTTATTCACAGGTACCGAGACTTTTAAAGGACAAGGTAAAAGAGGTCCTGATTGATTCCGGAGCAGAAGATCTGGTAACAGAAGACAAGCAGTAGAGGTGAAGCGTAGATGGCAGTAAAAACAGCTCAATATATATTTAATGGTCAGGCATACAATCTGACCTATAATTCGACCTCCGGGAAATGGGAAGCTACGGTTACAGCTCCAAGTAAGTCGAGCTACAATCAGCCGGATCATGTTCTTGGCGGAACAGTAAAGGCTACAGATGAGGCCGGCAATACTACCACGGTAGATCAGAGTCATGCTACTCTCGGCGCATCACTTAAACTCCGTGTAAAAGAAAAGACAGCACCGACTATCACGATCACGTCTCCGTCTGCAGGAGCTTATATCACAAATACAACTCCGACTATCGAATTCCAGGTAAAAGATACAGACTCCGGAGTAAATGCAGGAACAATCGCAGTCACAGTTGATGGTACAGTCGTATCGACGGTAACAAAGACTGCTATTGACGGTGGATATAAGTGCACATGCACATCACCGACGTTAAAAGATGGATCACATACGATTTCAGTCAAAGCATCCGACAACGATGGTAATGCAGCTACAGCTAAGACAGCAACATTTACAGTTGATACAGTGCCTCCGACACTGCAGATCACAGCTCCATCAAATAACCTTATAACCAACAAGAAGACAGTAACGGTAAGTGGTAAAACAGATGACGTATCATCTAAGCCAGTTACAGTAACGGTAAATGGAGCAACTGCAACGGTCGGAACAGACGGAACATTTACTAAGGACGTGACTCTTGCTGAGGGTGCAAACACCATCACAATCGTAGCTAAAGACAAAGCCGGAAAGACTACTACAGTCACACGTAAGGTTACTGTCGATACGTCAGCTCCGGTAATTAAGTCAGTGACTCTTACTCCGAATCCAGTAGACTGCGGAAAGACATTCATTATTGCAGTCGAGATTACCGACTAGGCGGTGCGCCTATGGTAGTAAAGGTAAGCGGTAAGATAGATGGAAAAGAAGTAATATTCGAGAGAGATGAAGGGGACCGGTGGAATGCCACGGTCCCTTATGATTTAGATGGAATGTATGTGGTGGAGTTGACGGCAGAAAATGATGCAGGCAATATTGCATACTGCACGAAGATGCTGTTGATCGTTGATCCGGCTACTCTATGCGTAAGACTTGTTCCACTTGATTATATGGTGGAAATTGTTCCGGAAGACTGTAAGGTTACAGTTATTCCGGAAGACTATGCTGTAGAGGCAGTTCCGGAGCAGTATCAAGTTATCGCAGAGCCAGATCCGCTCTTTGTGGAGGTAATTTATCCGATACATGGAAGGGGGTGTTGTTGTGAACAAAATTAGATTTATCCTGGGCGAAGACAAGCACGTTAAGCTATTGGTGCGAAGTCCTAACGATGAGCCATTTACGATTCTGACAGCATCTTATGAGCTGGCACGTTACACAGGCATCGTGGTGCAAGGAGAGTGTGATATCAATGAGCATTATCTTGACTGTAAGATTGCTCCGAAAGAAAAAGGAACACATATATTGGAAGTGACTTATACGGTTGCGGATTCGATCAGGAAAGCAAGGATAGAAGTTGAGGTGGTTTAATGCTTAAAATTACAGATGTGAAATTAAGCAAAAATACGGTTGCGACCGGGGAAAAATTTACGATTTCTGTACAGATCCAGGAAACGGTTGATTATCCGTATGACTATCCATACGATTATCCGATATCTTATACCGGAACAGCGAAGCCGGTAAAATCATAAGAAATTTAATTGAAAGTGAGAAAAAGCGGTGAAAGACATATTGATGCAGACATATATCATTGCGCTTCCAATCTTATTGGGATATATTGTCTGGCTCTTGCAGGAGCAAAAAAAGAAACAGGTGCAGGACGCAAAAGAGCGTGATGAACGGATTGCGGAAGAACGTAAAAAAAGGGATGCAAACAGCGCCGGTACAATGTTACTTCTTAGGGTACAGTTAATTGAATATCACGGAAAATATATGAAGCTTGGTAAGATACCGAGCTATGCTTATGAAAATTTCTGTGAGATGTATGAAGCATATCATCGGCTTGGCGGGAATGGCATGATCACAAAAATGAAACAGGAAATAGAAGAATTACATCTAAAACAAAAAGGAGAGTAACGATTATGAATACGGAAATGTTGATGCAGTATATTACCTACGCACTTGGTGGAATCGGAATTTTAGCATTCCTTGTGAGCGTAGTTGTACAGGTGATAAAGGAAATGCCGGTACTGAAAAAGATTCAGACCAATGTGGTGGCGCTTGGGGTAGCGCTAATCCTGACACCGACGGCAGTGATAGTTCTATGTGTCTATTACAAGATTGTAATTGAATGGTATTATGTATTTGCCTCATTTCTAGCAGCATTTATTGTGTATCTGGTAAGCACCGGAGGCTGGGAACGGATCACAGAAATCTGGAACAGAAGTAAATATAAAGAATAATGGGGCGAGTGATCGCCCTCTTTTTGAAAGGAGAAACATTATGGCAATGAATGGAATTGATATTGCAAGTTATCAGGCAGGAATTGACCTCAGTGTGGTCCCGTGCGATTTTGTGATCGTAAAGGCAACAGAGGGAACAGGCTACGTGAACCCAGATTTCACAAGAGCTTACGCACAGGCTAAGAACGCCGGAAAGTGTCTCGGTATCTACCATTATGCGAATGGTGGAGATTACCAGAAAGAAGCAGATTACTTCCTTGATAGAATCGGAAAACGTGTAGACGAAGCAATTCTCTGCCTTGACTGGGAGGGGAAGAGCAACCCGGCATTCGGTAGCTCAGATTTTGCATGGTGCAAGAGCTGGCTTGACTATGTATACCAGAAAACAGGCGTAAGACCTCTTTTGTATTGTTCGCAGTCTGTAGCCTATAAATTCAACAATATCGGAAACTATGGACTCTGGATTGCACAGTACGCAGACATGAACGCCACAGGCTATCAGGATAAGCCGTGGAATGAGGGAGCTTATACTTGTGTTATCCGGCAGTATAGCTCTTGTGGTAGATTGAATGGATGGGGCGGTAATCTCGATCTGGATAAATTCTACGGCGACAAGAACGCATGGAACAAGTACGCCGGAAAAGGAAACACAACCAAACCGGCAGAAACACCGAAACCGACAGTGAATACTCCGGGCGGATCCACGCTCGATCTGGTTGTTGGAGTCATGCAGGGCAAGTACGGTGATGGTGACAACCGCAAGAACGCCCTCGGAACACGGTATACGGAAGTGCAGAGCTTCATCGACCATATCTATTCTGCATCCGTAGATACACTGGTGAACGAAGTGAAAGCTGGTAAATATGGTAACGGTGACACAAGAAAGGTTGTTCTCGGTAGTCGTTACACAGAAGTCCAGAACAAGATCAACGCTGCGTTTGTCAGAAAATCAAATGAGCAGATCGCACAGGAAGTTCTTGTCGGTAAATGGGGCAATGGAAACGACAGAAAGAATCGTCTATCAGCTGCCGGATATGACTACAATACGATTCAGAATATCGTGAACGGTAAGTCAGGTGCTTCATCCGCACAGTATTACACCGTGCAGAGCGGAGATACGCTTTCCGGTATCGCATCCAAGTATGGCACATCCTACCAGAAGGTTGCGCAGTTGAATGGAATCAGCAATCCGAATGTGATCTATGTAGGACAGAAGTTACGAGTAAAATAATAAATATTGTCTTGTACTAACTAAACTACCCCAAAACCAGTAACAAGAGTCAAATTAATTCCTTCATCCGCAAAATACCCATTTTCAATCGCAACGTATTGCGGGGCATAGAAAATAGAATGGGCGACTTCGTTCAGTGTCACAGAGACAGGAGAAGAATTGGTGTCATGATTGGCTTGGGAAGTGACGGTTTCAGCTTTAGGATTCGTAGCATTATCATCGGCAGGTGCAGAGCTGCAGGCTGATAAAAGGCCGACAGTTATAGCAGAAACAAAAAGTAAGGATATAAAATTTTTTTTCAT